AACCATGAGCATACCTCATCAAATGTAAGGTCGCTATATGGTACAAATGCCATCGGATCGGGAGCGGAGCATCCCATAGCACCATAGACATCGCCATAGTACTCTTTATCTCCATCTACTTCCTTAGCATCTCTGCGCCAATGTACGGTGCTAACTACATCTACCAATTCACCTTCTTTAGGTACGCAATCCATTGCGGATATAATCCAATATTTCATATTAATTTAATTTTGCTTCTAATTTTTCAATCCTTTCCATAGCTTCTTGCAAAGCCTTAATAGCTTTCATATAAAGAATGCTATATTTTACGGTTTTTATATGCCCATCAACAACTTTTTCGCCATCAATGAATTTATAATTTGGAATATTGTCAACAAGATTTGGGCTTATTAATTCTAATTCTTGAGCAACTACTCCAATGTGATATGGGTAATTAGAGTCAGCAGCTACTTCATCCTTTAATCTAAATTTCCTAACAGTTAGATTTTTAATGTCATTCCATTGAGATGAGGCATCAATAATATCTTGTTTTAAGTTTATATCAGATACGGATGTATAAGTATTTGTACGAGAGTTAAATGTACCGTTTGACCAAATAATAGCTTTTACATTTGTGCTATCTTGACAATATAAAAAGTATTGGTCTAAGTTATTTGGAGTTGCTGCACTAAATGTGATACTTTGACCAAATGGTTGAGATGCTGCCTTATGTCTTAATGATAATGTATCTGAGGCAGCAGTAGTCCCAGTAAATTCGTGATATGTTCCAGTAGAACCTATATATGTTCCATCATTACTCGCCTTTAAGTACCCCCCACTCGTTATGCGCATGCGTTCGGTAGAAGTTGCTCCAGTTACAAGTACAATATCACCTGAATTAAAATTTGCTAATCTTACACTTGTGTCAGATATATTAGTATATAATGAACCCTGTAATACATCATTAACAGATAGTTCATAGCTTGCATTTGTTGATGTAGCTGCATTTAATGTTAATGCTTTATTAACACCTCCTTTATTTGGCGAAGTAGTCCCGATGCCGAGCCGCCCACTCGCATCTAACGTCATAGCTTGTGTAAAGGTGATAGCGTTACCTGCCGTTCCTGAAGGGGCTGTTAACCAATTGTGTGAGCCTAAATATTGATAATATCTTGAAGCATACCCATTATTCATATATAATGAAGTTCCTGATACATCAGCATAACTGTTAGTATTGATTGAAGAATAATCATAAATATTACTTCTTCCTTCAATACTAGCACCACCACCAAGTTGTAATACTTTACTATAAGTGTACCACGCACTTGGAGTAGTCCCGATGCCGACATTGCCCCCACTCGTTATGCGCATGCGTTCGGCTCCATTATTACCAAATATTAAAGAATCAGTTCCATTGTTCCAAACATAACCTAAATTAGATTGTGTTCCGATAAAAAATTTACCTCCATCAGTATCATTAAATCCTAACATTGGGTAAGCATTTGATATTGCTACACCTCTTGCATTAGTACTAAAATCATTTAAAATTGTTTGAGGGTCAGTAGTCCCGATGCCGACATTGCCCCCAGCAGTAATCCTCATTTTCTCCGTTTGCCCTGCACTTCCCTCACTTGTCAAGAACGTAAGAGCAATATCCCTATTGTTTACATTCGTACTTAGTCCTCTTATCTCACCTATGCTATCTCCTACCCCTCCGCTATTTGCCGTTGTAAGGCGAATAGATGAGTAAGTGTTTGTGCCGCCAGTTGTGTTTTTACCTACGATGATTGCATTACCAGCATTTCTAAAATCTATTCTACCGTTGATAGTGCCACTTGTAAAACCTACACCTAAACTCTCTACAAAATAAGCATTACCAGTATTATCTATTGAAAACTTTTTAGAAATGGTTGCAGCATTTCCAGCAGTGCCAGTTGGCGCACCATAAAAGTCTAAATAAGCATTTGTTGCATCCGAGCCTATATCTAAAATTGAAACTCCGTAGCCAGTGTTTGTGTATATATAATTTGATCCGTTGAAATAAGAATTTGTACCTAATTTAAATGCAGGGTTATTTGTTTGAAACCCTATAAATTGACCGTAAGTTCCTCCTTCAATAACATAAAATGGAGATGCCCAAGAGTTTGTGCTTGAGTTCCCTATTGATATAGCTCTTGAACCACTGTCATAAATTATGCTATTGCCGATTGTAGTTGATCCAGTAAATTTAGAAACATATCCACTTGTTCCACTTCCTCCAATTGTTCCTACACTATATGTTCTATTTGCACTTAAATCAAAAGATGTTCCATTTATAGTTATTGTTCTTGTTGTTGGTACACCTCCTAATCCTGACAATGTTTGATCTCCAGTATTTGTACCACTTAGATTTGCTGCACTTATATTTCCACTAAAACTTGCTCCAACACCTGTTAAATCTCCATAAAATCTTATAGCTTTATCATTTCTAAACCATGCAATAGATCCACCTACACTATCAGTAACATCCAATGCATAATTAGATGCAGTTTGATCCTCACCTTTAACCCATAGCCTAATATTTACTGCAGGAATGTTATCTCCAATTACTGTGCTACCATTCTTTGCAATGCTAAATCTATCAACCCAAGTTGTTGAAACCGCTGATGCTGAACTTTGAAATCTTGCAAGATAAAGTGTAGTGTCTGCATCTGTTGATCTAACAAGTAAACCCTGAGAGCTATCCTCAATATTTGTTACCGATAGTCCATACCCTGCTAATGCTCCGCTAAATGCAGCAGTAGTTCCACTTATTATTCCATTAAAAGTTTTATCTCCTGCAAATGTTTGAGTTCCTGTTGTTACTAAACCTCTATTTGTTGCAGATGCAGATGGAATATTAAAAGTATGAGTAGAAGTTGTTGAACTGATATTAAAATCCGTTCCACTTGAACCTGTTGCAAAAGTTTGAGTAGCTGCAGTTAATCCGTTTAAAGATATAATTGCTGCACTCAATTTATTATTAAAAGTTGTCCAATCTGTTGATGTCAAATATCCATTTACTGATCCTGTTGCTGCAGGAATAGAAATAGTATTAGTTGATCTAACTAAAGGTGAGCTAAATGTTAAAGGCTGCTCTGGAGTATATCCTAAAACAGTTGCTATAGATTTATTTTTCCATAGATCAGTTGAACTCTCATAAAACAACCCCTGATTATTTGCTACACTTGAAATAGCGACATCATGTATCTCCTCAAGTTCATAACCATTCTGAATCTTAACCTCTATAACTCCATTAACTGCATTCTGTGCAGTTACTACACCAACATAAACCAAGTGAGTTGGAGCAAGAGCTTTTGCGCTTGTATAAGCTCCTGCAGTTGTTCCTGACAAATAGAGCTGAGTTCCTGAAGTAAATGCTGATGTATCAACTCCTGAAATCTGACCTACAAGAACTACAATTCCATTAGAATTATTCGAGATATTATCCTGAACCACTCCTATAGTCTGTGCTGATGTAGCATCTGCATCTGCCTGAGCTTTAGCAATTGTCGGGTAACCTGCAGTAGCTCCATTGATGTAAACTACTGTCCCTTTATTTATTGTAGCTCCTGAGTTGTTTCTAACCTGTAGAACCAATTTATCAGATGATACAAAAGTAGGGAATTGAGTATTTACCCAAGATGATCCGTTGTATCTTAAATAATCATTTGTAGCTGCAGATGTAATTGCCACATCCCCAAGCTGATCAATATTGTAATCCCCCTCCTGAGCTACTATTGTCCCTGTTCTACCAAATACACTCGCAACAGCATTGCTATTCAGAGATTTCTGCCATATTGTTCCGTTATAAACAACCCAATCTCCAACCGCAAAACTGATTGTTCCGCTACCTAAATTCTGTGAACCTGCAACATTGACCAAATATACATCCCCATTGTCCCCTGTTCCATCTGCCAGAGTTGGAGTATTTGTTGAGGCATTCCATGTGCCCTTATATTCCATGACTGATGAAGGCAACTGTGAGGCAGGAATCTTTCCTCCTGAATCCAATGTTGCAACTCCATTAGCCAATCCATAACCATAGGTACTAATAAACTCTCCGTTGGTCAATCTTGGTACACCTGTTCCCAAATTTGTAAGAGTTAAACCTCCTGTAGTTATTGGATCAGTAGTTGTATTTCCGTTATCTGTAACCTGCTGCAATGTAACTGATGCCTGAGCACCGATCAAATGTGCAACCTGTAGCCATGTGATTTTTTTAAGCTGTCCTGTGATAGGATCGCCAATAGTAGTTAAATCACTTTGTTGAGGATTTACGTTGGTAGCTAATTGATTTATTTTTTTAGATTCCATAGTTATTTAGTTGGAACTTGACACCTGTCGTTAATTAATGGTAAAGTTAAAGTAACATCTGCTCTTACACCTGCCAAATAATCTGGATCACTTTCTGTAAAAAACTCTAATGCTATTGTTTCAGAAACATCAAACAGATTAGTGTTATTTCTAAGTTGAGCAACTATATCTCCGCAAACCTGAGTCATATCAGATAACACCTCCTGACCTTCAGTTTCTTGCAATTGCCTGTCCATGAAATAAAGACTGAATCTAAACTCAATCTGTTTAGCAAGAATGTTAGAACTCTCAAGAGTTATAAACATGGCAGGATATGTAACATCCTCTTGGCTCAACCTATTGTAAACCTCACCATAGTACACAAAGTTAATTTGTGCGTGTTGGTTTCCGTAATCTGTTATTTGTTTTATTACTTGGTTTAGTGTTAGTGTTGTTGCCATTTTTCTGCAGATAAATCTTTAATTTCTGTTGATTTTTTAAGTTAGCTTGTTTACTCATAACAGCAAGGTGGATTGTTTCCCTGATATATTGCTTTAAAATCTTTGTATTTTGTTTTACCTCCACAGCAAGTATCATCCCCGAGAAAAATGGTTGAATTATAACCATCGTGCTCTGGTCTGACAACATCAATACCTGCACCCCAATTGAGATATAGAGGAAAGTTTCCGATTGATGATTGCTGCTTTAGATATTTGATGAGCCTTTGTTTATAGAACTCAGCTCTGCTCTTATATCTATTAGCCACATCTATCATGTCCTGCATAGATGGACTCTCAAAGTTATCCCCTGTTTTTCTCAGCAGTCCCTTGTTATAATACTGAAAACTCAATCCCTGAGGCAGTTCACTTAAAACAAAGTTTACAAGAGTATCAACTATGTAATCATTTAACAGAGTTACTTCACCCTGTGTAAGATCATTAGCCTGAATCCCTGCCTGTAATCTGTTGTAAAGAGCACTACCCAAAGCAGGTAGAATATAAATGTCCTGAGCAGCTTTAATTTCTGGCAGGATCAATTTCTCATCTACATTGTTATGCAGTCCTGTCCTATCCTTGATAGTGTCAACTGATATGAATAATACGTTTAAACTCATTTTATTTTCTTGTTACAAGGTTTTCTTTCCATTCATGTCTGCAGAAAGGAGTATGTTTCGCAGGTTTAGAACCTTTGACTGTGTACCAACCGCCTCCTCTATCCCATACTGAATATCCGAGTCTGGCAGTCATTTGCTCTATCTCTGCTCTGCTGTACATTTTCTTTTTGCCATCAGATTGTTTCTGGCTCATCAGATACTTGCAGAATGGTCTGCTCGTTGGTTTATCAGAATCATTGAATCCTTTTCTCCACTCGTATGAATACCTGATCAGAAACTCAGTTGTTTGAGGTTTAATTTTCTCTACAATGTCTTTCAAAGGCTCTGTCAGATTTCTTTCTGTAACTACATTTGAATCTATGCCCTCGCCAACAATAATATCTTTGACAGCTATGTAGCCTTTCTCAGCAAGTAGGCTCATAATCCTTTTAATAACCCCTATTTCCTCTTTCAGAACCTGAGCAATAATCTCAGGAGTAATCCTTTTATCCTTAGCAATCAAATCCAGAACATTCGCCTGTAATTGACTAACATCAGCAAACAAAACCTGCTCCTCAAATACACTCTTTTTCCTCCATACATTAAAATTATCCTCATTCTCACCCAGATCATCCAAAGTAGAGAAATCAAAATCCTGATCCTCAAATTGTACTGTGTTAATTTCTGGGTTAACCTGAGGCTGATATTTAGAAACATCAATACCGAGCTTTTCAATGATCCACTCTTTAGGAGCAATTTGCAAAATTGCAGCCTCGCTGAACTCTATTCCAATAGGTTCAGTAGGTATGATCTTTAAATCCTCTGCATAACCTGCATATCCTGCTAACATATTAAATGCAGACTCAAGAAACATTTGTTTTCCGTTTACATATGTATTCTTGAAAATCTCATACCCATCTCTCATTTCGGTTCTTGTTCCCAATTGACCTGCAACTGCAATACCAAAAATGGATGGAGTAGTTACCTGATGCCCAGAGAAAATGTTTGTCTGAATTAAAGTATCAACCTGCCCAAAATCCTCTTTAGTCAAATCTGACTGCCCCAAATCATCCACAATCGGTTTTCTGGATGCATCGTTGACAAAAGCCAACATATATTTAATCCCATCAGCTCCTGTGTAGGTATTTTTAAACTTATTGTGTACAACTCTCTGCTCCTCAGGAGAAGGCTCTCCATTAGGCAGGGTAATTAGTTTACTCGCAGAAAACCCTGTTTTAGCATTTCCTAAAACGTGTTTAGAAACCTCAATATCAGATTCAATATAGTTAAGAGCTCCAAAGTATGAAGGCAGAGTATATACTCCTCCATTAGGTCTGTATTCCTTTAGGTAAAGGATTTGTTTGCCCTGTGGATTCTTGGGATTGAATGCAGGATAAACTTCATATTTCTCCTTAGAATCTTTCCAATCCTCCTTGTACCAAAACTGAGTATTGTCTTTGTTAGTTCTAAACTTTGTATAATCACAATGCCAAATCTCGCTCACCTTTCCTATGCCCCAAATAACCTCCATAAATGCCCCTCCAAAGAGTTCCATATCCAGAGATACCTTTCTGGTCAGATCATCCAGAGATTCGCTCCTATTAGGGCTCTCAATGAATGCCTCACCTGATCCTGTCCAACCATTGCCTGTGATATAATGCACCTTGTTTCTAACAATGGCATTATGTTTAGCAGATTTGTTAAACAGCTCAACAAGGTAGTTAGGATAATCATTCCTATCTCCATATTGAATATAGCCTTCGCCCTTTTTCTCCCTGTATTCAGGTTGTTTGGCTTCCGCAAATTGTACTAAAACGTAATTCATTCTCTTATTTTATAAGTATCTGTTGTTGTGTATTCCGTAAATATGGTAGCCGATTGATTTAACATCATAATTCCACTCTCCAACATATTTAAACCTGCAGGATTTGTGTTACTTGTACTGACCTGCTCATAAACCTGATAATCCCATTGACCATTTAGGCTGCTGCTGAAATAGTCATTTACCACAATTTGAAATTTATTGTATCTATCCTTATATGAACTGACATCAGTATTATTCAACTTCACAAATTTAACCTGCTGATTGCTACTCCTATTCGTAAAAATAAACAAATAATTAGGACTCGTCAATAACTGTTTCTCAGTTAAAGTTAAATAAATAAATTGAGTCTGTCCTCTTGTTAACTGTATCATCTACTATAAATGCAGAAAACTCTGGTATTTAACAAAAATGCCCCACCTAAAAGGCAGGGCACATGAAAAATCCACACTATATATATTAGCTACCTGCAGTTTGGAGCTGACCTGCAACAGTTGAGTTAACCTCAGGAGCAAGTTCAGGCTCTTTACCTGTAAATGTCAAAGTGTAACCAGAACGATCACCCTCTGCTGTACCTGTCTGACCAGAACCTGCTGTGATGTCAAGTCCTCTTGTCAATCCAAAATACCAATATTTTCCGTTATTGTCTTTAGCTACAGCGACCAAAAGATTCTTAGCCAACAACAAGATTTCGTTTCTTGTATTAGCTTGTAGTTTATTAAGAACAATAGTGAGCTCCTGCTGATAGAAAATAGTTCCATTTTCAACAGATGCATTAATGTTCTCAACAACTCCAGATGTAGCTTTGACCAACTCATATTTGTAAAATCTCTTTCCAGAGGCTTTAGTTAGAGCAGTCATAACTCCACCAGAAACAGTATAAGATGAAACATCTTGAGATGCCATAAAGTATACCTCAACTATTCCACCTAATGAATCTTTACAGTCTAATGTGTAGCCTTGCGTAAGTGCACAAGCCATGTTATTGAGTTTTTAAAATTATAAAAAGGGCAGTTTTACCTGCCCATTAATTATGCAAGAATGAACTTAACAATCTCATCAGGGAATGCGATGTTAACACCCATCTTGAATTCAGATACGAAACGTACTTGATCAGCTTCTTTAGCGTAGAAGATTTCGAATTTCTCTTCTTCGTTGAGAAGATCTGTACCCAAGAACATATTTGACAATCTCAAAGCATATGCCTTATCTGTACCATTCAAACCTTGTACTGCTACAACTTTTATAGATGTACCTGGCAGGATGAATTCGCTATCAGCTTTTACATCAATTGAGTAATGAAACTGATTTGCATTTTTAAGAGCTACAGTATAAGTTCTGAACAAATCTTGACCGCAGAAGATAGTCATATCATCAGCAGCTACAACCTGTGCAGGAATTGCTTTGTAGATACCATCGAAAATGCTGATCACGTTAGCTGCAGTGATTGAGCTCAAAGGAGCACCAGAGATGTAAGTAGATGCATTCGCAGCAACAACACCAGATGCAGCACCGATCAACTTAACCAAACCGTCAAACTTGTTGAGGTTTACGTTACCTGATGCAGTATCGCCTTGCCAGATTGAAGTTTCCAACTGAGATGCAATTCTGTTTGCTTTCTTTTCAGCAAATTCTTGCTCGAAAGGAATTGAATCATACATTGAACCTGTAGGCAATGCCTTTTGGAGATATTTAGCTTCCAAATCTTTAGGGCAAAGAGCCTCGTTCACTTTAATTTTACCAACTGTTACAGTTCTCTGAGTGAAAGTTGTAGAACCAGATGCAGTAAAACCGCATGATCCACCGCTTTGGAAAATTGCATCAGTATCCATAATGTTAATGGTTTCAGCGGATTTCACTCCAACCATTACATTACCTGCACTCTTAATAAGAGATGCAGTCTTAGCACCGAGCACACTTGAAGTTACAAGCAATGCTTCATTTTGTTCTGTGTAGTCTGCAAGAGCAGCAACATTAAAAGCCATTTTTGTTAATTTTTATTGTTTAAAATTGCGTTACGATATTTATTAAGTCTATCAAACTTAATGTCTTTAGTTGATTCAAATTTGAATGATTGAGGTTTTTCAATTGGATCAGCACTTGGTGCTTTAACCATCTCATCAATCAAATCTACAACCTGAGAAAACCCTGCTTTAGATTTAGCCTCAAGAGCTGAAACCTTAGCTGTCAGAGCTTCAATTAATCCGTTAAATTCTGCAATCTTAGCAGAGAATTGATCTGCCATTTCTTGCATCTTTTTGTCTTTTTCTGCCTCAACTTCAACCTCTGGTATATCAGCCTCTGGTTTTTCTGCAACTTCGATTTCTGTAATCTTACCTGCAAGAGTTGAGATTTGTGATCCATCTGCCAACTGATGATCTCCATCAGGAGCAAATGATCCATCTTCAAGTTTTACCTCGCCACCAATTTCAAGAGCAGAAATCATAACCTTAGTTCCATCTGCCAATTGGTATTCAGCAAAATCTTGTTTAGCTTCCTCCTGTGCAGGAGCATCTTCAGGCATATCCTCGAATAATGCCTTAATTTTCAGTATTGCATCTTTTGCGTTCATACTTTATTTTTAAATGATTAATAAATGAATTAGTTATCACTTAGAGCAGATAAAATTTGTTTTATCTCCTCAAGCATCTTTTGATCCTTAGATTTTGATTTGCTGTATTCAAAGACTCCCTCAACAGAAAAACCTTTAACCTCTCCGTTCTTAACCTTCTCCCATGTTGCATCATTCTCAACCTTGAAAGAACCAAACCATGATCCATCTGGAGCATCCTCAAAACCTTTCATAGGAGCTATTCCCCTGTCTTTGTCTGAGATGAATGATTCAAACATAACAACTCCATCAACTTTTTTAGATGGATCGTGATCTATGTTTACATTAGCTTGATATCCTTTCTTGAAAAACTTTTGAGCAATCTTGAAAATAGTATCCTTACTAAACATAACGTAGTAATCCCCATGAGTATCATCACTCCTAAAAATTGGAGTATCAGCCAACATGAGAGCTCCACTAATAATACGTTTATCCTCAGAAACAATTTCAAATTTAGCGTTTTCTTTAAATGCATTCCAATTCTTTTGGATCGCAGGTCTATCAACCAATGCGACAAAATTAACCTCAGCATCATCATTGAGATCGTCTGAGATCATTAATTCAAATATTGGTAATTCCATGTTTATAAATGTTAAATAGTTTAAATAATATCAACTTAGCCAAATCTCGCCCTTTGTTTGATAGCCTGTATTCTTTGTTGATTTGTAGTCATATCTGTTTCAACTACATATGCCCTTACTGCCTGATTGCCCAGAGCATTGATAGTTGATTGATTCAATTGTGTTAGCTGTGCCTCAGGGATCGCAGGATTCATAGGAGCACCTCCTCCAACTTTAGGAACACTCACTCCAGATGATGCTCCGCTATCTGGGTTATTGATTTTCTGAATTTGTTTTGCTGTACTTGCAACAATAGATGCAATAGATAGTGCAGTTGATGCTGTGTTTATACCTATCCATGGTTGACCTGCTGTGGCAGGAAACTGAGCAAGTGCCTTTGCGTTGGCAATTCCTAAGTTAGCCAATATTTTACCTATAGCTCCTGCCTGTTCAATTACCAATCCTGCAATTTGTACCCCCTTGCTTTTCTCAAATAGCTGTTTAGCCAATGCTGCTGCCTGTCCAACAATATCAATATAAGCCATTTGAATTGATGCCTTGTATTCTTTCTCAGCTAATTCAGTAGCAATCCTATCCTCTGAAAGTTTCCTGAGTTTCTGGTTGTATTCCTGCTCAGATATTAACTGTTTGTTAAATGCATCTTTTATCAAAATCTCCTCAGCATCCAGAGCCAATTTCCTAACCTCAAAAGTTTCCCTCTGGTTATTTGCTAATGTTTCGAGATTAGTTAGATTTCTGGTCAAAAATGACTGAGTAATATCCCTGTCAAATTGTTGCAATTGGGCAGCTACCTCAGATTTCTTGTTAGCCAATTCAATCTCTGCCTGTGCTCTTGCCAGAGTTCCTTTCTTGTAAAGTGCAACATTATCCTCTAATCTCTTGACCTCAAGGATATTCTCCTCAATAAAGATTTGTTTTTTAGCATTTAGTTTCTGAATCTCATCTTTTATGAGTTCAGCAGTAGCCTTTCTCTGATCAAACAAAAGTTTATTCTGATTGGCTATCTGTATTTTAGTGATCTCCTGCTGCTCCCTCAATAATCCATTTACATTAATGAGCTGCTCAGTTCTTTTACCTGTGTATTTCTCCTCAACATCAGCCAATTCACCTTGTACCCTGATTCTCTCAGCTATAAGTTCATTATTTGATCCATTGAGTTTAATCTCT